CCGATCCTAAAGCCTTGCATAACTCCTCCCACAATTCCTCGCTTAATGGTATTGCGAAATTCTCCAAAGATTCTTCCCCCATCTCGTAAGTCATCTGAGAGGATTTGAACGATTGCTCTATCTCCGACCCCACTTCCTCTAAGTATTGCAATCTCTCGTTCAATTCTCGTAGCAAGGACATCAATTCCGTAAGCGAGTCCGAGTGCAACCCACAGCAGGGTGTCTTCGTCTTGTTGTTCGATTTCTTCGGCATCTAAAAACTCCTCTAGGTTATCGTATTGTTCAGCCATTATTTCTTCATAGCCTTTTCTATATTATGTGCAAATTGCTTGGAGACCACATTTAAAGCACTTTTGTCTCTCTTGAGACCTTTAGTCCCAACTATAAAATTCCTTGAACGAACGAATTTTCCTTCTGGGGTATTAAACCCCTCGTTATGCTCAACCCCATACTCCAGCATTTCAATCCCATCTTTTGTTGCTTTTATAGAGTCTCTTAAAGCCCCAGTATACAACAATGGCTTTCCCTGCGTATCAGTTTGTTTTGATTTATTATGACCAGGAAAAGTTGAAAGCCCTCTCCTTCTTAATTCTAATGTGTTTGGAGATAAAGCTCTAAGATTGCCATCACTAATATTTTTAGCTGTAGCTTCTGCTAAATCACTAATAATACTAAAATTACTATCTTCCATTACCTTATCAAACTTCTGAGTAAGCTTCCTAAAGCTAAAATTAGACTTAAAAGTTACATTATATAAGTTTTTTGCCAAACTCTTCTCCTAGTTTGCGTGCTTTCATAATTCTATTAACATTTTGAAGTAGGATTTTGTTAGCCATAGCTTCGCCCCAAGCTTTTGGGTCTGCTATAATTTCGCTAATATCTCCGTCAATTTCAATATCTATTTTATTGAGTTCTTTGATTTTGCTGACGGATTCTCTCAAAGATTGATTGTTGCTCATTTTCTTGCTTGTTCGCTCTGACAATTTCTCTTGCCTCCTCTATAGATAAATCTTTATTGTACTTTTGAAGTAATTGTGGCTGTGTTGTTAAATTGTTTTGTAGCGCATGATTCTCTATTAATATTTGATCTTGTACAGACTTAGGATACTCAGGCTCTATAAAATCAAGTTTAAGCTCAGCAGGAAGATTAATTCCGTTATATCCAGCAATAGCTCGCTCTACATGATACATTTCATGCTCGTACATTCTCCAAAGCTCTATATCGTCTTGATAATCTTCAAATCTTTCAAGGTCTTTTATTTTAAGAGCGATGCCAGATGGAACTTCGCCACCATCTTGAGCAAACTGCACATATAAGTGATTATTCTGTGCTACAAGGTCTACCTGAAACTTAACGCTCTCTATTACAGACTGAATATTACCTCCAGGAGAAGCAATACCAAATGTCGCTCCCTCTGGTAGGTCAAGAATAGAATCCGATCCTGTCCTCTTCATACCTTTGTCACTATACACTCCAGTCACAAAAGGCTGCCCAAACATTTGGAATCGAAGCCCTAATTGGAGTTCCGTCATGGTTATATTCACTTGCTCATTACAATCAACAATATCATTAGCTCCCTCTACAAAGAAAGAGTCTAGCTGATTTTCTCTATGTGTAAAAACAAAAGGGATAACTCCGTAACCATGCTCAAACTCTTCCATTATATTGCCGTCTTGATCGTACTGCGCATACATATTGCTGTCCCAGTACGCATATTCTAACTCTCTTGTGTCATACACTTCATTCACATTATGTAGTATTGGATAAGTAATTGCAGTAGGCACAAATGGATTTTCATCCATATGCACATCAAAGTAATAAACTGGTCTATAGTCAAAGTGAGGCATTTCAACATCATCTCGATAAATAATTTGGGTTGCAACAGTACCAAGAAGTCTAGTCATTTTTTCAATGTGTTTCATCCTAGCATCTTTTTTAACAGTAAGATTAGAGTAAGAATCGCTTACATTACGATTTGCCCCAACATTATAAATTCTAGACATTTTATTTATAAATCTTTTAGTAAAATTTGCACTGTAAACAGGAATCTCTCTGAACGCATCTGCATCAAAGTAGGGTTCAATATATTTTTGAATTTCGCATCCAGAATAAAAGTCTAATAGCTTATATATTTCTATGCGCCTTTCTTGAGCGTATTGTGATTTTAAGTCTGTAATAGATTCTTTTATAATCTCTTCAACTGTAGTCATTATCTAGTCCTCATGATTAATTTATTTCTCTTAATAGGAAATTGGTTTATAAAAAAATACCTAAGCATATCACATCCATGGTCATGTCTACCATCTTTCAGTGGCTCAGGTTTTAAATGTTTATTTTCAACAGCTTCTGGATAGCGATAGTTTTCCAAATCTTCAGCGAGTCCCACGCATTTACGATCCAAGTGCAAATAACGATTGTCGTTGGCATTCTCAATAAATCCACGAACATGACTAATACCTGAAGCGATATTCCTTGAAGTTTTGTCTCTAACTGATTGCACATAAATTCCATTTCTTCTAAATATTTCTATATCTCCGAGTCCAGACTGTCCTTGAGCTTGCATTCCTGCTGGGTCTCCATAGTATTGTCTTACTGCATAATTTTTTGATTTTATTATATTGATAAGCTCATCCGTCTTAATATTTTTTTCGTGTATAACTTCGTCAATAACATTTATGTGCCACTCTCCATTTATTCTATGTATCTGAAACCAGCCCACTGCTGGCATTCTATATCCAAAGTCAATAGAACAGTAAGTAGGAAAATTAGGATTGTAAGGATAATCTCCTACATCTTTATTTCTATCAAATGGGTAAACTTTGCCTTCAAAAGAAGTAAAGGCGCTACCAAATTCCTGGTCAAACATTTCTTTAGACATATTCCTTTTTCTCTCTATAAGAAAAGGATCTTCCATGCCTTCAGGAAAAGCATATTGATTCTCCCAACTAGGAGCTTGATGCGATTCCCATAAATTATCGGACTGACCCAACAAATAAAGGTCGTATATCCAATTAAATCCTTCTGGGGTAGTAATAAAAATACATTTACTGTCCTTTTTATCTGCTAAAGTAGGAGATAGGTACATCTCCCATATCTTTCTTTTTACTTTAGCTGCCTCATCGATAACAAGTAGATCAAGACCAGCTCCCACTAAAGAATCTGGATTATCTGCTGACTTGGCTTCTACCACGCTACCCCATTTGAAGCGTATGTATCGTTCTTTCTCCGAGGCTTTGTCTATATCATTAGACTTGCCGATTACCATTCGCTTCCAAACTTCTCTAAACATAATGTCTGCTTTGTCGTATGATAAACCTACAAGCCATACCCTCTTATTGGGCTGGGAAGCATAATAGGTAGCTTCCATAGCTGCTGCTGTAGATTTTCCAAACCTACGACCACAAACCATAACAAAAAACCTTGCATCTTCTTTGCTTGGATAATGCAATTTAGCTTGACCATTATGAGGTTTGTAATCCATAAAGTCAAACCATTTTTCTTTAAAATTTGATAGATTATTATTAAATGTTTGCATTTATAACCCAATGTAATATAAGTTACGCAATAGGATAAATACAACATATTGTATTTATAATTAAAAAAAACACTATATATGGAGGACATAATAATGTCTGATAATACCGAAACCAACGCCACAGTCAGTGAGGAAGTTTCAACAGGGACTGAGGTAAATTCGCCTGATACTGAAAGTCCACTTGCTTATGAAAATAAGAAGTACAGAAAAAGGGCGCAGGAAGCTGAAGAGCGATTAGCTGAACTTGAGAAAAAACTTGCTAGAGCAGAAGAAGCTAAACTTAAAGAAAAAGAAGACTTTAAAGCACTTTATGAAAAAGTGTCTTCTGAGAATGAAACTTTAGCCTCAACTGCACAGAAGTGGACAAAGTATGAAGAGGGTCGTAGAAATACTTTATTAGAATCAGCCCCTGAAGATGAGAGAGAAAGATTGGCAGGACTTGATCTTGACACTCTCGAATATGTAACTGGTAAACTTAATAACAAACCTAATGCTCCTGAAGTTGTGGGAAGAGCCAAAAATATCATTCCAGACAAGCCGTACGAACAGATGGATGAGAATGAAAGAAGGGTTTGGTTCAATTCTCAAATGCAGAAGCATAGAGGATAATTGGAGAAAATAAAAAATGGCATATAATAATAATGCTGCAATATCTGGTGGTCTTAATGGCGAAGGGACAAGAGCTGCTGAAAGCTTTGCAACCGAAGTCTGGGCGCCTGCCGTAGAAGTTGCAATTAAAGAAAAACTAGTCCTTGCAGGGCTTTGTAATGACTTGAGTGCATTTGTATCAACTCAAGGAGAAAAAATACACTTACCAAAAGTAGATTCAATTACTGCTGGCGACAAAGGAGAAGGAGCAATTACATGGGAGACTTCTTCAAGTGATGCTGGAGAGGAAGCTTTGCTTGTTGATAAGCATAAGTATGCTGCTGTTGTTATAGAAGATGTTATCAAAGTTCAGGGTAATTATGACATGATGAGCTTGTTTGCAACAGAGCTTGGATATTCAGTTGCAAATGCTATTGACGTGGCAGTAGATGCTGCTATTATTGATAGCTTAAAAGCAAGTGGTGGAGGTATTAATCAAATTACTCCAGCTAATGACATGGGAAGTGAAGCAGACTTTGATACAATCGCAACTAGTGTTCTAGTCCAAGACTCAGACCCTAGTGCATGGACAATAGTTCTAGCTCCTTCAACTTATGCTAACTTATTTAATATAGGTGATTTAGCCTTAGGTACACAGGGATCTGCAATGGGTGCTAACTTTACTCAAACAGGCATGGTTAGCAAGGCTTACGGTTTTAATATCGTAATGTCCCCAAATGTTACAACTGCTAGCACTAATTTCGACTCAGGTGGTGGTACAGACAGTGTTGCTCCTCTTGGATACTGTGTTCATAAGTCAGCTTTACATATTGCATTTAGCCAGCAAGCTAGACTGCAAACTCAATACGATGTTGACTTCCTAGGTACTAAGGTTATAGCAGACTCTATATTTGGAGTATTGGCTAGAAATACTGTTAGTACAAGCACAGGTCAAGGAAGAATATTCTTAATAAAATAATAAGATAGAATAGAAAGTATAGGGGGGGAACCCCCTATACTTTTATACAGGGAGAAATATGCACAAAGTAAATAAATTAAGACAAAGAAGAAAAGAAAGAGGGTTGCCTAAATCAGAGCAATCTTATAGAATGGGTAAAAAAAATTTTGCTGTAGAAGAAAAAACTGAAAAGCCCAAAACGAAAACCAAAAAAAAGAAAACTAAAAATAAAAAAACTAAGGGAGAAGAGTAGATGGGCAATGCTTCAAGCGACTATACAATCATAACAGTAACGCCAACATTAACAGCAGGCGAAGCCTACGCTGATGGCGATGTTTTGTTTGAGCCAACAGAAATACCAAATGCAGTTCTAGGTAATGGTGGTTGTTGTAAACTAATAAAAGCATTTTTAATTGATTATGACCGAGACACATTTACAGCAGATATAATTTTTACTGAAAAAAGCACACCTGCTATTGGAACGAAACACGCAGCAGCAGGCATTACTGATGCAGATTTTAGGACTACGGGTTTTATTGGTGCTTTAAAATTTGACAACCAATCTAGGGTAGATGATATAGATAATGTAAGACCTGCTGAATTACAGTCATTGTCAGGAGCAGGCGAATCAGTAGACCCTATGTTGTTACAAGCAGCAGATGATAGCACAAGTGTTTACGTATCAGCTGTTTTAGCTAGTGGAAGTCCAACATTTACGAATACAAATGACATACAACTAGTATTGCACATACAATACAAATAATGAAAGATTTAAAAAATCTTAAAACCCAAATAGCAAAGCACGAAGGCTACGAGCCTGAAGTTTATAAATGCCCCAATGGATACGATACCATTGGGTATGGCTTTGCAATAAAAGACTTATATATGGATAAGGAAGTGGCTGATCTTATTTTAGATAAAAAAATAAGAGGTATATTAGTTAGCATAGAGTCTAACGATGATTGGAACGGATGGTTCTGGAATAAGCCTAAAAATGTAAAAGAAGTCCTTATTAACATGATATTCCAGATTGGATTTTCTGGAGTACGAAAATTTAAAAAAACAATACAATACATAAAAGATGACAACTTTTTGATGGCTAGTGAGGAGATGCTCGATAGTAAATGGGCAAGGTCAGATAGTCCTAATAGGGCTAAAGAGTTAAGTGAAATTATAAAATCACAATAATCAGCCAGGGGGTGCATGATAAACCCTAAAGAGTTAATATGTCCTAATTGCTACAATATTGGAATGACCAAAGAGGGATTTTCAAGAGAAGGCAGGCAGCGATATAAATGTAAATCTTGTCATTGCAAGACGGTCTACCCTATATGGGATGCCGACCACGATATAGTCCGAGAGAATGTAAGGCTATCCAAGCAGAAACAGAAGGCTCAGGACAAAAATCGCATATTGAATAAATCCTTTCGTGAACACGCTAGGATAGAAAACGCTGTAGAAGAGTACAGCAAAGAATTAATAAAGCTTTTTGAAAATAACGATTTGCATAAAACCTTAAATGAGTTCAAGGTTAATAACAAAGCTGTAGGTGTACTTCAGTTGTCGGATGTTCATTTTAACGAACTTGTAGATTTGGAAAACAATAAATATGATTTCGAAGTCGCCTCCTCCAGGATCAGGTATTTTGTCAATAGAGCGAAGATGTACTTTAAGACTGCGAATATTACAAATGTTGTATTGGCAATGACTGGCGATATGATGAATAGTGACAGAAGACTTGACGAACTTCTAAATCAGGCTACCAATAGAGCTAAGGCTACATTTCTTGGAGTGGACATCCTTCAACAAGCTATTATAGACCTTAACCAGGATTTTAATGTTACAGTTGCATCTATTATAGGTAACGAGGGTAGAGCGAATAAAGAAATGGGTTGGAGTGACATTGTAGCAACAGATAACTATGATTATACAATATTTCAATGTTTAAGGTATTTATTTAGAAATAAAAGTGTTAAATTTATACACGGTGATCCCTCAGAATTAGTGATTAATGTCGCAGGACAAAATCTACTAATGCTCCATGGTCATGGTTCGCTTAGAGGCAAACTAGACACTGCTGTAAATCAAATCGCTGGAAGATACTCGCTCAAGGGTATAAAGATTGACTATGTTATATTTGGTCATGTACACAGCGCAAGAGTCGGAGACAACTTTGGAAGAAGCTCATCTTTAGTAGGTGCTAACGACTATGCAGAGAAAGCACTTAATCTTAATGGTAGAGCTAGCCAAAACTGCTACATATTTCATAGCAACGGAAATAGGGATGGCATAAAGGTTGACCTTCAGCATACAGACGGAAAAGGGTATGACATAGATAAAGCTTTGGAGGCATACAATGCGAAATCGTCAGAAAAAAGAGTGCAGAAAAAAACGATATTTGAAGTTGTCGTCTGATTACTGGACTACAACAGTCACACCAAAAATAAGGTTTTATAGATGATAGATAAAAAGATATCTGTGGGAACGCTACTCACTATAGTGACAATAGGAAGCACAATAATATTTACTCAAGGAGCAACAACTCACAGGATAGATGTGATTGAAGCAGATTCAGTTGAGAACAAGAATGCTATAAAGACAGTAAGTAGAGAAGTGAATAACAATAAGGTCGATATAGGTAGAATAGAAGCCAAGATAGATGAAGGCTTCAAAAGACTAGAAACATTGCTGATTGAAAACTAATGGATATTTTTGCAATATTAGATCAGTATGGAGTGCCTTTGGCGATGTGCGCAGCATTTGGGTACTTTATTTGGAAGCAGAACTCTTGGATACAAAATGATTTAAAACGTGACCTTGATGATGCTAACGAAAGATTTGAAAAGATAGTTATTGGGTTAATAAACTCTCAGAAGCAAATGCAGCTAGACATAAAAGATTCAAAGGCTAGCTATAGAGCGATAGTAGAGATTCTCGCAGCCATGTCAGGAAATGGGTTGAAAGAGAAATTTTTAAATAATAAAAAAGATTATTAAAGAGGAGACAATATGTTAGATACATTACTAGGAGCAGTATCAGGTAATTCAGGAATGATAGTTGGTGGTGGAGCATCAGCAGTAGTATTATGGGTATTAAAAAAAGTCCCAAATGAGCATATTTGTGGAGTGATAGAGACAGCGTTTGAAAGCATAGGCAAAGTTATGACACTTGGTCTAGGTAAATGGAAAGTAACAAAAGGTGTGTGGAATAGCACTATCGAGCCATGGTTTGTAGACTTAATTGATAATGTATTCGGATCTATGGTAAGAGGTTTTATAAAAGGATTGAGGAGTGATAATTAATTGGATAAAGAATAATATCTTTCCTTTAATTCAGAACGAGGGGTGGGTGACTAATATTTTTATGAGATTAGATAGATTGGAGAAGGACTCTCATCCACCCTTGTTTGAAAAAGAGCAATTAAATAAGTTACACAAGAGAGTAGAAGATTTGGAGACAGTTGCATTTGTTAAAAGGTTTGGAAGTAAGATGAAAGATTATGAGGGTACTGACTAGTGGCTAACGAGCTAAAACTAGATAATCCTCTTGCTAGGGATATTAAGCCAGTAAAGATAAATGATGAAGTTACATCTTTACAGCTTGGAGATGATATTGTTAGAATCGAGAAAGATTTAGAGGTTGGTGGAGATATTAGTATTGAGGGTGGAGACTTGAACTTTAACAATGTTAATACAGAGCAAATCAATTTAGGTTCAAGCACGACAATACAAGCAGAAACTACAGACCTTTTATCGATAGAAAGCACAGGCTTAGTAGTAAGTGGTATACAACAAACAGATCAAACTGCTGTTGGTATAATAACTCAAAGTGGACAAGACTCTAAGTATGCTTTATATAATGGAGCAACATTGCGATGGACTTTAGGTAACGATGCAGATGATTCC